AAAGCATCCCTCAATCAAAATATACACAGACTGGTTATGTCTAACTTTGAAAGGTTATATTCGTATTTTTGTGCGGATTTAAATCTTCAAAGGTGTATATCATTACAACAAAATATCTAATAATCCGCTATATTTATCAAACACTTTCTTACAACAGGTATCTCTTCCTCGTCGTCCTCACCACCATCTACCGTTTCCTTTGGTTCATATACACGTTTCCATGTTGTATCTATTTCCCAATCTATCAACATATTTGTGTATTTTTTTGAATCTGTCATTCTAATACGATAATTACATTTCTTATAAAAACGCCTTCGCTGTAACCATTGTTTTTGAAAATTTTCATGCATATCTACAATATCTACTATAATAGGGTGTTTATGTTTTACTCGTAAAATACGCCCTACAGATTGAACTATATCCGTTTTTGGTGATACCATAACAAGTGTTGATAATGTTTTTATATCCAGTGCTTCAGCCGCCATCGCATAAGTTGCTAATACAATTTTCTTTGTTTCAGTTTCTTGTAATTTAACCTGTTTCATTCCACCGATATAATAACCAACACTTGCTAATTCCCGATAATTAATTGCTTCATATAAGTAATTTAACAGTGATTTGTTTTGACATAAAATCATTATTTGATTATCTGGGTGTTCCTCAAGTAAATCCCCTAATACCTTTACAATAAAATCACTGCGTGGACCAAATGCACATAGTTTTACAATCATACTACTGAATTTTGTATTACCTCTATAATCAATTTCAACATTATTAAAATCTGTATCTGCAGATATATATTCTATTGCTCTAACACACACTGGGTCTTCCTCTTTACGTTTCGATTCGTATATTTTACCACCAATAAACATATACAATAATTTTGATAGTTTATCTTTACGTTCTACTGTTGCCGAAATACCAAGCATATAGGGTGTAATGGTTTTGAACAATGTTCGTGAAAATTGTTCACTACCGATACGATGAACCTCGTCAATAATAGTTAATCCAAATGATGAAAAGGCGTTTGGTGCATATTCTTTATCATATAATGATTGAATCATACCTATAACCACATCTTTATCTTCTATATCAAATGTAGGTCCTTGAATCTTACCTATACGAGCTGTCGGTAAGAACTCATTCATTCTTTCTATCCATTGGTTCATAAGAAATTCTTTGTGCACTAAAATTAATGTCTTCTTTTTTATGTTTGAGATAATGTTTAGTGCCATAACCGTATTATGTGTAACCGTACAATCACCTAATACAAAACGACGATTTCCATCAATTTCAAATCCATAATAGTCATCTACTTCTAATTTTTCTAATTTTATTCGGGTGCTTAATGCGTCCTTTATTTGTTTTCTTGGAGTTACTTTTTTTCTGGGACATTTTACTGGAATTTCATCTAATCCTTTACCGTGAATACATGTTCTGTAATATGTACCTTCTTTTTTTTCACCTTTATACATACAATGTTTTTTACATTCTTTTTTATACGCGGCAAATCCTAATGACCTTGCTATAAATATTATATCATCTAATAACCGTTCATTTTTTTGTATAATATCATATGTATTGTTTGACGCAGAACCATCTGAGTCAATTATTCCTGCTAATAATTCTAATTGTGTAGTTCTATCGTTACACTTATAATCGTGAGGAATATGTTTATTTTGTATTAGATTATATTCACGTAAATAATTCATAAGTTCATTTGTTTTATTTACACCAGTGTTTATTGAATTAATGCGATAGTCATATTGTGAACCAGTATATTGTAAATACAAGGACGGGTGTTTATTTTGGAAACAATCCGCTGTTAAATATTTTAAGACATAGGCTTCTTGTGTACTGATAAGTGTTGTTCTGGTAGCACCATCACCTAACCAATATCCTAATAAATATGGGTCTATTTTTACAGATACTGTGGGAAACACGACTGGAACCCGATAGCCAAGTAGAGGACCACCGAGACCGTGATATGATTTTGGTAAATTTAGATAATCCAATACAGAAATATCGCGAATTGACCCTTTGGGTGTATTTTTATTTCTATTGGAACTATATTTTAATGATAAAATATGACTTTCATTCACTGTATATGAATCGCCTTTTTTGGGAATAACCTTATACATTTGCTCCCTTCCTCGTGCGAGAGTTAGAATATTTCTTGGGGTTGAATCATCCCCCATAATTACATCGCCTACTTTTATATCTTGAACCATTTTTATTGTGCCGTCATACATCATAATAGGTGTGTTTAATCCGTTGCATTTACCGGCTCCACAATAAACCTCAAGAATACCACCACCACCGTGTTGTGCGTTATCTTTGGATAAAGGTTTAGATACATGATTACAATAAATATCAACAATATTCTGTTGATAATCCCTTAACGAAAGCTCAAATGGAACATCTATATCATCACCAGGTTCAATATCGCATCTGTCTGGAACACCATATCGTTGAATTCCGTAAAACCTCGGTAAATACATTTTATTATTATTTTCCCGATATACTGGGAATGCAGCAGATGGGTCGTTAGGATTACCAAATTGAGCACCTGGAACAAATGGTTTTAAAAATAAATCTTTTTTCAAAAACTCTTCTTCTCCTTTAGGCAGTTCAGCCTTGGGGATTGTATAGCCCTTTTTCCCGATATAGGAATTTAATCGAACATTCTCTCGTTCAATTGTTGTAAGAATAACAGGATTAATTCGTGATTCCTTTTCATATCCCGAATTTTTCTTCATACTATTGTTAAAGCCAGATGTATATAGTAATTTAGGACTTTTTATTTCAATTTTCCAAAGCACAAAATATAATACTATTGTATATAAAATGAAAACACCGAGTTTCCTAAAAAACATGACACAATTAGAAATGGGCTTAGCCTTTTTGCTTGTAATTTACATTGCTATGCCAATTGAGGCACCCAGTATGTTATGTGGTATGATTGACGGACCAATCGGTATGGTTGGTATTTTTGCCGTAACTGTATATCTATTTTTTTATGCAAACCCTTTACTTGCAGTTTTATTCCTATTTTCAGGTTATGAATTACTTCGCAGATGCAGTAATGTTACAGGTAAGGTTGTTATACAGAAACACACACCTTCCCAAGCAAAGAAAGATAGCCAAATGAAGAGAATGAACCCACCCAAGAAGGAAACCTTGGAAGAGGAGATGGTTGAACAAATGGCTCCCGTTGGCAAAAGTGAACCCGCCAGTTTTATAAGCAGTGGGTTTAATCCGGTTGCTACTAGTGTAGGCGGTGCTTCCATTTACAATTAAACCCTTGGTAATTTAAAACGCCTGTTTATTATATTACAAAATAATATAAAGGATTCACTATAATCATAGTAAGCAATAATGGGGTTGCTTCTCCTATACTGGATTTAGGTGATATGTGTGAGCGATAAAAGCAAAAAGAATCGCATATCAAATACCTACTCATTTCGTTCTCCACCAATAAAGTAAAGAAACCTGTATGCGATTAAGGAAGTGGGTCGCTGATACTTAAGTTGGATTTACAGTTGGACCATCGTAAGGTGAAACTCCTTACTATTGATTTTACCGGGTTCAGACCCAATCCCTTGTTAGTTAAACCAGCGTTTTAAATTACCAAGGGTGTAAACGATTAATTATGTAATATCATTATTTGAAATTATATAATTTATATGTTGCTTTTATTACCTACGGGTACATCACAAGCATTATAATTGGACTAATCACAGATAAACTTATTCCAAGCGGTATAAGCCACTTATCGAAAAATCCCACATCATCGGCTTTTTCCTCTTTCATCTGGTATGATATTCCATATACAAAACTTTGTATAACAAAATATGATACTATGCCTACTAATATAAATGACAAAAGCTTCCTTAAGTCTGAGCCGTTATAAAGTGCTCCCAACATCGTAATGAAAACTACTAATCCCCCACCAAAGCCCGACCATGGGCTTGATTCGTTGGGTGAAAATCCTGCATTTGATGCATAAGTTGAATCGACTGAATCAGTAGTCATGAACTCTGCCCGTGTTTTATTAAATTGTATGAGTGCATAACTGGCTATCGCAAATGAACACATAAACATTATATAATAAATACTGAATGTTGATGCAAAAATTCCCAAAATTAAATTTAGAATAAATATTATCCAAATTGCCCAGTCTGCGTTAAATATTTTTGTATGACGTTTTTCTTTGACATCAGATGTCTTATTAAACCTATCAACAATAATATTCTTATACAATTTTGGAATCGTAAAGAAAGATAATAATGTTATTAAAATAAACATAAAAAAATGGGTAATCATTTTAAATCCATCAATTTGATTTTTATGGTCACTATATTCACTATCAATCGGGATTTTGTATGCTTTTATAGTTTCATCACTTTCACCAGTTGGTGAACAATCTATGTATATATCATCATCATTATCTATACCTTCAATTATTCGAAACCCTTCTTCTTTGGTATCAACATCATCACCTGTTTTGGTTTTATTATCTTTTGTTTTTTGGGGTTTTTTTAATACGATGGTTTCACTTCCATAAAATAATGTTTTATTACTACTTTCGTTCGTAGGATAAATACTAAATAATTTGGTTTTAGGTGCCAATTTTGTTTTAAAAAAATTAGCAGTATCTTTATTAATTTCGATAGGATTCGTAAACACAAAAATATGATTTTCTCCGTCAACATAATGTATAGAATGAGTCTGTTCGGGAATAACTGAGGATAAATCAAACGTTTGTTCAGGTTGAAGCTTATTATTTACCATGCGTACTAAATTATCAAGTGAATTATCTGTCGTATCTCCCTTGGGGTTTTCTTCAGTTATATTACTGTCAATTTCCTTAACTAAAAAACACGAATATACCTTTTGCATTTGTTTATTCGTATTTGTATGTTCAACAACAATTTCACCTACAACATTTGAATTATAGGTTGAAGATATTCCTGAAATATTACGATGTAATAAACCAAACAAAAAAACCGATTTTGCAGTATAAGATGAAGGAGATAATCCTGCATAGATAAAATTAGGTTCTTTATTTCTAAGACTTATTTGATAAAAAGTATTCTTGTTTGGTATTCGCTCACCCTCAGTATCAGGTAAATTCTGTTTTTTTATAGAATTTAAATTTGCATCGTTAGTACGGTCTTTAATATCGCGATGATTTACGGAAATTCCAGTATATATGTATTTGATCGGTTCGTCTGTGGAAATATTATTTTCATCTATGTTAAAAAATGACATACCAAAATAAACTATATAATAAACATATAGTTTATTTTATTACAACCAATATTCTCTAAATATGAATATATAATCATGTGTTTGTCTGCATTTACATTTTAGACTGGTATATAATGAAACTGATTGTTTTCGTAAATTGTAGCATGGAATGTATCTTTATAACCTTCCACGTAGACAATATCCCCATTATAAATATCATCACACCCATATTCGCTTGTACAACTGCGTCCATTTACACTAATCGGTAATTTTGTATTCAAATTACCTGTACCCGATATAGTATAATATTGCCATTTATCACGACCAGACATATGTTTACGTCCCATTAATGGTAAAATCATTTCATTCCCCGAATAGTTAGAACGGGTTAAAATACCCATTTGTTGATAATCATTATCAACACCCCGTGTTTGTACATTTACAGGTATACCTCTCACATCTCCAGAATTCCGTGGATATACAACGGGGTTTTTTCCAGGCGGAGAATAAGGGTCATTAAAAACATCTTGTCTACTGGAAATAGGAACCATTTGTGGTATATTCGAACTGGTATTAACTAAAACTATTTTGTCGCTTGTATTGTCAAGTGTTCCTTGATGAACACGATATTGACTATGCCAAATATATATAAAAAGCAAAATGATAAGAATTAACAAAAATAATGTCATATTTTCAATACATACAAGTCCAGGAACACACTTTTTACCCATTTATATTCTATTGTGATAAAAAAACTAATATACTTGAGATGGTGGCCTAACAAAGGTTTTGAATATTTCTTCAAATTGATGACGTCCTCTACGCATTATTCCCCTACTTTTACCGAATAGATTAGGTATTTTTTCATTAAATGTAACTCCAATATTTTTTGCTTTCTTTTTAACTGCTGATGATTTTAATCGTTTACATAAATAACATTTTTCTCTGACTGATTTTGGCCAATGTATATCAAGGAATGAAAACCCTAAATAAGGGGATATAAATTTATCTACGGCAGATAGTGCCAAATACACTTGTTTTTCTACATAAGAAACATCTAATTTAAAAAGAGTAAATACAAGCCAGTATATAGATTGAACAAAAAAATATATAATAGTTTTTAAACAATAAATGAAGATATCAATTAGATAGTAAAACGCGCACCCGAAGAAATTTGCTACAAATTTAAATCCACATTTTGAATTAGTAGTAATAAATTCACCTATATAAAGACCAAATAAACTTATACTATCAACACCCAAAACAAAACTTTTCCCGATTGCATCAAACTCGGCATTAATTCCATTAAAAATATTCTCGAAGCCAGCATTTATATTACTAATTCGTTTTGATACAGAAGCCAAAAAACAAATAATACGTTTAAATGTTTCTATCATGTATTTGACTCCATTTATAACATCTTGAACAAACCCCATGATTAATAATATATACTACTATAGTTATACATTATTATTATACAAATTATCGGGCAAATTACTTATTAATGTACATTATGTGGTTCTCGTGGTACAAGTACTGATGTTTCATTGAATTGTTTTTTGGCTCGTCTAAATTCTTTTGCACCACCGTCCTTCATAATCTGTGGTATTTTCTTGGTGAAAGTATCTTGCCACTCTTTTCCTGCATTAGAGAGTGCGGAATCTTTTAATCGTCTACATGAAAAACAATCTTTATAAATATTTTTGGTAAAATAGTTCAAATGGAATTCAAAATCAATTCCAACCAATTTGCCACCGTACATAAATGCTTTTTTTGCTGGTGTAAACACCCGTTGGTCTATGTCTACGCCAAATAGATTACCAACTAAAATGAATGGTAATGTTATAATTAAATAGAGTATTTCACAACATATTCGTATAACATAGAATATAGCACATTTATAAAAATTCTTAATAAATTTCAATACACATTCCATGCGGGTTCCCGTATATTCACCTGCATATGAAAATAATGTACCTGTAGAGTTAAATCCTACACTAAATGATTTCCCCAGTGCTTCTACTTTTTTAGCTACACCATCAAATATATTGGAGACACCCGATGTTACATTTCGGGATCGTAGCGGTAATGATTCCAAAAAACATACTATTCTTTTAAAATTTTCTATCATTTGTAAAATTCCACTAAACGCATTCCTAAACATGTCTTCAATTGCTTTTTTTATGGCATCTGCTATCATTTGGGGAATACGTGATATCGTACGAAATGCATTTCTTAATCTTGAAAAAATACTCATTATGATATATTATTTATATTTTTGTATATAAATATTGTATACAAAAATATAGCTATTAATCATTATTCAACCTCTTATTATTGACTCTTTTCCAGCTGTTTACCATAATGTTCAAATTTTTCAATAAAAGTTTCAGCCTTAGTTAATAAAGGGTCTATCTCTTTCATACCTGTTAGTATAGAATCTTGTATTTTTTGAAAATCTTTGAAATCAGTTTGTAAACTATTATACATCTTTTGTTTATCTTCATCAGTTTGGGCGGTATCAACATCGGGTGTCTCTTCTTCTGTTTCTTCGGGGTTTTCTTCTGTTTCTTCAGTAGCTTCTTCTTTATTTTCCCCTTCCTTATCTTTTTCCATATTCTCAGCACCTTCACTTATCAACTTGGCAGATGTATAATTCAATAGATATGTTACACCAATAGCTATTCCTAATATAACTATCATATTTTTGCTAAAAAAAGATACTAAAAAACCAATGATTAATAATGTAACAACCGAATTAAAATCTTTTACATTTGCATACATTACTACATTTACTAATGCTAAAATACACATTCCATATAATACAAAACGGTTGTATAATAACTTTTTCACGGGAACCATGGAAACTACTTTTTTTAGAATTTTATTCATTCTGTCTATAATATAATGTATATACCGAAATAAATTTATACTAAACTATGAGTTTTTTAAATATTATTATCATACCATATATTTTTTGTCAATCGTTCATAATAAACATCCATTGAATGTTCGCCAATACTCCAACATGTGAAAAATGTAAAGTAATACCACGGATAATCATAATTATAAAAAATAGTATATTTGCTATCAGTTAACGTAATATTAATACCAACATGTGTAAAATTTATATTAGGTGCAGCGGTTACTATATCGCGTTTGTTTGTAATACGATAATGAGTTAAGTTAGGTTGAGAATCAAACGCAGTTTTAAATGGGGTATTACCTACACGAGGACTCGCAAATGAAACTACAGTTATTTTATTTGGTATTTCTTTTGATATTTCATAACCATATAGCGTAGATAATGCAGCACCAAGACTATGTCCTGTTATATATATATCATAATCTGGATATTTCATTAGCAAATCTTTCAACTCAATGGTAATTTGTTCATACATACATTCCTCATGTAGCTGTGTATAAAACCCTCCATGAACATAAACATCATCATGTAATTGGGTTTTAAAAAATGCCAAATCATAATACCAATCATATTTACTTTCACTTCCACGGAAAACTACACAAATACGTTTATTTGTATCACTTATGGTAATTCCTACTTGTAAATCTGTTGTTTGATTATTAAAAAATTTATGAACTCTTCCGTGGGGTGATGATTTGACCAATTCATTGATTACATCCATACGATAATTATCTTGTTCATTGTTTTCAACTACGTTACTTACAAATGTTTCAATTGTTGTTTTATTATCAACCGTATACGCTTTGCCATATTCATATACTAACAAAGTAAGTTTTGCAAAATCACATATTTTTTTATGTGATGGAAGGATATTATTCATTATAATATTATAATATTATAATATAAATATTTATACAACTTTTATACAATGTTTATACACCTTTGAAGATTTAAATCCGCACAAAAATACGAATATAACCTTTCAAAGTTAGACATAACCAGTCTGTGTATATTTTGATTGAGGGATGC